AGAAGGCGCAAGAGAGTAAGGGCAAGCTATCTGCTACAGATTCACAAGCGGGATTATGTGCCACCCCAGGAATATGTCACGGCTGAAGAACTAGCGGAGCTACGGAGAAACCTGCAAATTGGCTAAGGTTGACGGCAGCGCAGCGACCAACTTGATGTGCGACCTGATCCGCTATGACATGGGAATGATATCAATGAATGATATACGCAAGAATTGGGCCAAGGGTAAGTATGCTGGAGCGCCAAAAGGCTGGGCCATTTCTGCGATTGAATACGCAAAACGACAAAAAGCGTAATTGATTGAGAAAAGTGCTTTACAGAATAAATCAGCATTTATATAAGAGGGCATCAGCAAGGGAATTATCCCGCCAATAAGGAGACTGATAATGATTATTGAACGTGAACAATTTTGGCAAACTCGTTATCGCGGTGACAATGACAGCGAATATCAAATTTACCTTTCATGCGCGAACGACGGCAAGGGTGGCGACATTACTCGCAACGGCAGGCCGCTATTATCATATGATGAATGGTTAGAAGCTTGAACTAACGGGGGCTTCGGCCCCCACCAACCAGAGGCCATGCCTCGCCATACAGGAGAATAACAATGAGCCAGAACCTCACAGACCTCGCACAAGTCGCTATCGACGCGCTTAAAGCCTTCAACGCAGAACGTGATCGCCAGCAACGCGCATGGTCGCAATCACGCTTCGGCAAGTCCTTCCGTGGCAATGGCCCAGATATATATGAGCATCAGCACATAGAGCTTCGGCAGGAGATTGTTCACTTCGACGAGCAGCCACTAGAGAGCCTGGAAGAAATGATGTGGCTTAAAGGGATGCAAGAGGCATGACGCCATCAAAGCTTAAACTAGCTAGGATATATTTAGGCTACAGCCTGAGCGATATGGCTGATGCGTTGCGCCTGTCTCAAACGACAGGTGCGACCACCATCCGCAAGATGGAATCTGGAAAGGTAAACATCACTGGGCCTATAATGGTTGCAGTCGATGCTATGGTAAAGGGTTACGACCCGTTTTGTTATCTTGACGAGGGGTATGATGATGACGCACTCGAATGACCACCAAGTAGGCGGTGACCACTACACATCAAAGGAAGTGCAGCCCTGGGATGCAATGGAAGCATGGATGTCAAAAGAGGCATTTGCTGGATTTTTACATGGAAATTGTATAAAGTATCTGGCGAGATATAAGGACAAGAACGGGGTTGAAGACCTGAAGAAGTGCCAGCACTACCTCACAAAGCTTATTGAGGTGGAATATAGACACGATGACTGAGATGTTCTAAAAGGTTTCCACCAGACCTTATTGGAAGCTGAGATGACACCTAAAATTGAAATGCGCTCCGTCGCAGACTTAATCCCATATGCCGCCAACAGCCGCACGCACAGCGATGCACAGGTAGCGCAGATCGCAGCCAGCATAAAAGAGTTTGGCTGGACTAACCCCATACTGATAGATGGCGATAACACCATCATTGCGGGACACGGACGCCTACTGGCAGCAAGGAAGCTTGGCCTAGAAGAAGTGCCAGCAATCATCCTTGACCATCTGTCAAAGGCCCAGCAACGCGCCCTAGTGATAGCAGACAACCAGCTTGCCCTAAACGCAGGGTGGAACATGGATATGCTGAAGGCGGAGATTGAAGACCTAAACCTAGAGAACTTCGATATTAACCTACTGGGCTTTGACGAAAAGTTTCTTGATGGGTTGCTAGAGCCAGAACCAACGGCAGGACTGACCGACGAGGACGCTGTTCCTGATGTGCCTGAAATACCAAAGACAGTGCCAGGTGACGTTTGGGTTCTAGGCAATCACAGATTGATGTGCGGTGATAGCACGAGCGTTGATGCGCTTGAAAAGCTAACTGAAGGTAACCTGGTCGATATGTGGTTGACCGATCCACCGTATAACGTGGCATATGAGGGTGGGACAAAGAAAAAGCTCACAATACAGAACGACAGCATGGGCGACGATGACTTCCGGCAATTTTTGCGGGATTCATATACCGCTGCTGATTCCGTCATGAAGCGAGGTGCAGTGTTTTATATTTGGCACGCTGATTCGGAGGGTTACAATTTTCGTGGCGCAGCCAAAGATACTGGATGGCAAGTGCGTCAATGTTTAATCTGGAAGAAGTCCTCATTGGTTATGGGCAGACAAGACTATCATTGGATGCATGAGCCTTGTCTTTACGGATGGAAGGAAGGTGCTGCACATCTATGGGCAGCGGATAGGAAGCAAACCACTATCCTTGAGTTTAACAAGCCAAGCCGCAACGGTGAGCATCCAACCATGAAACCAGTTGAGTTGTTTGAATATCAATTGCTCAACAACACCAAGGGCGCTGATATAGTCCTGGACAGCTTCGGTGGATCTGGAACAACAATCATCGCTGCTCAAAAGCACGGACGTTACGCTCGTCTTATGGAACTAGACCCGAAATACTGTGACGTAATCATCAAGCGTTGGCAGGACTTCACAGGCAAGGAAGCTATCCACGCTGAGACGGGAGAGACATTCAATGGCTGATGTTAAGCTAACCGCAAAGCAGGAAGCATTCGCTCAAGCCATAGCTGATGGCATGGGACAAGCAGACGCTTATCGAATGGCTTATGATGCTGAAGGCATGAAAGATAACACCGTTTATCCCAAAGCTTCTCGTATGATGAACGAGGGCAAGATAAGGGCAAGAGTTGATGAATTAAAATCTCAGGTAGCTGAGAAGCAACTGTGGTCTCGTGAAATGTCTGTCAAAGCACTTGTACAAGCTTATCGTGAAGGCTCTGGAGCGGTGAAGGTATCGGCAGTCAAAGAGTTAAACGCGATGCACGGATACAACGAACCTTCAAAGCTAAACATAACTGGCAGCATGATCCAACGCATCCAACGCGAAGTGATCGATGACAACGCTGAAGATTAAAACCCCGCGATGGTTCAAGCCATTCCTAAAGCCTAGCCGCTATAAAGGCGCGCATGGTGGCCGTGGATCAGGCAAGAGCCATGCCTTCGCTGAGATGGTTATTGAAGCGCACGTAATGGATCAGCGGCGCAGAACAGTTTGCGTCCGTGAGATACAGAAGTCGCTATCGCAATCGGTCAAGCGTTTGCTGGAGCTAAAGATTGAGCAGCTGGGTGTTCAGGATTACTTCGAAATTCAGGAAGCGCAAATCAAGTCACGGCATGGCGATGGCCTAATCATCTTCCAAGGGATGCAGAACCACACAGCCGATTCCATCAAGTCGCTGGAAGGTTATGACTGCGCCTGGGTGGAAGAATCACAAACGCTATCGCAGCGTTCGCTCGACCTATTGCGGCCGACAATCCGTAAGCCAGACAGCGAGCTATGGTTCACATGGAACCCACTGAACAGCACTGACCCGATTGATATGCTGCTGCGAGGCCCAAGCCCACCGCCTGACGCTATCGTTGCCCAGGTAAACTATCGGGACAACCCCTGGTTCCCTGACGTGCTAAAAGCAGAAATGGAATACGACAGGGATAGAGACCCTGACAAATACAAGCACGTTTGGCTGGGTAGTTATGCATCCAACAGCGAGGCCCGTGTATTCCGCAACTGGAAGATAGAGGACTTCGAAACACCGGATGACGCAACGCATCGCTTTGGCGCTGACTGGGGCTTTGCATCTGACCCTACAGTCCTGATCCGCTGCCATGTGGTTGGCCGCACAATCTATGTTGACCACGAAGCCTATCGCGTTGGCTGTGAGATTATGGACACGCCAGACCTGTTCTTCACTGTGCCGGACTCTGAGAAGTGGCCTATCGTTGCTGATAGCGCTAGACCTGAAACAATTAGTCACATGAGGAAACACGGCTTTCCAAAGATTATGCCAGCAGTAAAAGGGCCTAAGTCTGTAGAGGAAGGCGTCGAATGGTTGAAGTCATACGACATCGTTGTTCACCCTCGCTGCCAGCATACGATTGACGAATTAACGTGCTATAGTTACAAAACAGACCCCTTGACAGGTCAGGTCTTGCCCATTTTGGCGGATCGTGATAATCACCTAATTGATGCACTTCGCTACGCCTGCGAGGCCATACGTCGAGCAGTTGTTCCAAAGACTTTTGACGTTCAACCCTTGGCAACTGTGAGTAAATGGTAAATGGCACGACTGAATAGAGAACAAAGGTTTGCGAACATCCATCAACAGGCGATGGTAGAGTTCGACCGCGTTCAATCGTCGGTTCGTGATGAGCGCCTGCAATGCCTCCAAGACAGACGTTTCTATTCAATCGCTGGCGCACAGTGGGAAGGCCCACTAGGTGAGCAATACGAAAACAAGCCACGTTTCGAGGTAAACAAGATTCACCTTAGCGTCATTCGTATCATCAACGAATATCGTAATAACCGCATTGCTGTAGACTTCGTAAGCAAAGATGGTGAAGCAAACGACAAGCTAACCGAAACGTGCAACGGTCTCTATCGTGCAGACGAACGGGATAGCGGCGCTGAAGAAGCATACGACAACGCTTTTGAAGAAGCAGTCGGCGGTGGCTTTGGCGCATGGCGCTTACGCACTACTTACGAAGATGATGAGAACGATGAGGACGAACGCCAGCGCATCCGCATAGAACCAATCTATGACGCTGATAGCTCCGTGTTCTTCGACATCGATGCAAAGCGCCAGGACAAGGCTGACGCAAAGTATTGCTTCGTTCTGTATTCCATGACCTATGAGGCTTACAAAGCTGAATGGAATGATGACCCAACAACCTGGCCGAAGATTATTCACCAGTATGAGTTCGACTGGGATACGCCTGACATTGTGTTCGTGGCTGAGTATTACCGCGTTGAAGAAACCCGCGAGACTGTCCGCATCTTCCTGACAATCCAAGGCGAAGAAGAACGCTACACGCAAGCCGACTTCGACGCAGACGAAACGCTAGAGGAAACTCTTGCTGCTGTTGGAACTGTAGAGGTTCGCCAGAAGCGTATTAAGCGGAAGCGCGTCCGCAAGTACATCATGAGCGGTGGCGGCATCCTTGATGACATGGGCTACATCGCTGGCAAGAACATTCCTATCGTTCCTGTCTATGGCAAACGGTGGTTCGTTGATAACGTCGAGCGTTGCATGGGCCATGTTCGCCTTGCCAAAGATGCACAGCGCCTGAAGAACATGCAGCTATCGAAGCTGGGTGAGATCAGTGCGCTTTCATCCATTGAAAAGCCTATCCTGCTTCCTGAACAAGTCTCAGGCCATCAGGTGATGTGGGCAGAGGATAACCTCCGCAACTATCCTTACCTGTTGGTCAATCCAATCACTGGGCCAAACGGCGAGACAACTCCTGCTGGCCCATTGGCTTACACTAAGTCCGCTGCGATTCCACCAGCGATGGCTGCGCTGCTTCAGATCACTGAGCAAGACATGGCTGAGATACTGGGCAACAACCAGCAAGCCGACAAGATGGTCAGCGGTATCAGCGGCAAGGCTGTTGAGCTTATCCAGACCCGCTTGGATATGCAGACGTTCATCTACATGAGCAACATGGCTAAGGCTGTGCGTCGGTGTGGTGAGATTTGGCTGTCTATGTCCAAGGACATCTACGTTGAAGAAAAGCGCAAAATGAAAACTGTTGGCGCTATGGAAGAAGTTGGTTCGATTGAACTGATGAAGCCACAGATCGACGAAGAAACAGGCGAACTGATTTACGAAAACAACCTAGGCGATGCCTTGTTTGATGTTGCCGTTGACGTTGGCCCATCGTCGAGCAGCCGTCGTGACGCAACAGTCCGTGCGCTTACAGGCATGATGCAAGTTACCAGTGACCCAACAACCCAACAGGTTCTGCAATCAATGGCGATTATGAACATGGAAGGCGAAGGCATTGGCGACATAAAGGAATACTTCCGCAAGCAGTTAGTCCAGATGGGCGTATTGCAGCCAAGCGAAGAAGAACAGCAGCAGATGATGGAAGCTCAGGCTAACGTTCAGCAAGACGCACAGACCACCTATCTTTTGGCTGAAGCCGCTAAGTCACAGGCTCAAGCCATCCAAGCACAAGCTAACACTGAATACACCTTGGCACGTTCTGAAGAAACGAAGGCCAAGACTATTCAAACACTATCAAGCGTTGATATAGACGAGCGCAAGTCCGCTATTGAGACGGCTGAAAAGATTGGGGCTGCAATCCAGCCGCAAACGAATGTGGTTCCACCCTCCACACAATTTGGGTGAGTTAATGGGGTTAAAACATGAAAACGGCAGAACAGGATAACGACGACATCAACACAATCGACATCGACACAGACATCAACGACCAAGCAGACGATGAGACCAATTCCATCGACCTGGATGATGATGAGGAAGAAGATGAAGATGAAGTCGTAATATCTATCGGAGAGGAATCGCCACCTCAAGATGAAGAAGTTCGTGCGCCTGCTTGGGTGCGTGAATTGCGTAAATCAAATCGGGAAAAAGAGCGGAAGATACGAGAACTGGAAGCAAAGCTTAATACGACAGCAACTGAGACCAAGCCGGTTGCACTAGTAGCAAAGCCAACGCTTGAAAATTGCGATTATGATTCCGACGAGTACGAACAAAAGCTTGCTGAATGGTATGAGCATAAACGCGAACACGATGCAGCAGAAGCCAATGCAGCGGCGCAGCGAGATGCTGAGTCTAAAGCATGGCAGGATAAGCTTGATTCCTATGCGAAGGCTAAGTCATCGCTAAGGGTGCGGGATTACGACGAAGCTGAAGCGACGGCTTTAGATACGTTCAACGTCACGCAACAAGGGATAGTTCTACAAGGCTCTGACAACCCCGCTTTACTGATCTACGCGATTGGCAAAAGCACCAAGCGAGCTAAGGAACTTGCAGCAATCACCGACCCCGTGAAGTTTGCCTTTGCGGTAGCAAAACTGGAGACTCAGTTGAAAGTAACGAACCGAAGGGCAGCAACCTCGCCAGAACGTACAATCACCACAAGCGGTGGGCGTGTGTCTGGCTCCATTGATTCACAACTTGAACGGTTACGCGCTGAAGCCTTGAAGACCGGAGACTTGTCAAAGGTCATGGCTTACAAGCGTAACAAAAAGAAAACCTAATTTAGAAAGAATAGGGAATTAAATATGGCTAACGCTTTTTCGAAAGAAGAAATTGTTGCCTTTGAGAACATCCTCGAAGGCTTCAACGATGCTTTGATCCTGTCAAAGAACATCAACATCTACAACACCAACGGCGTAACTATGGAACGCGCTCGTGACACCATGTGGCGTCCGCAACCATATATCGCTCAGTCGTTCACTCGTACCATCGGCAGCACCATTGCTTCCGACGTTCAGACAATGACTCAGCTTTCCGTGCCTTCGACACTTGGTTTCAGCCCATGCTCTGCTTGGCAGATGGATGCGCTCGAACTGCGTGACGCATTGCAGGAAGATCGTTTGGGCGCTGCTGCAAAGCAGAAGCTTGCTTCGGACATCAACCTTTCCGTTATGGATTTGGCTGCTGCTCAGGGTACACTTGTTGTTGACGTATCAACTGCTGCTGGCAACTATGATGACATCGCACTTTGCGACAGCATCATGAACGAACAGGGCGTTATGGCTGAAGATCGTTACCTCGCTTTGTCGAGCCGCGATTACAACGGCATGGCTGGCAACTTGGCAGTAGCGACTCGTTCGTTCACTGGCACGAAGTCATCCAACGCTTACGAGCGTTCGTATGTTGGCCCAGTAGCTGGCTTTGAAACCTACAAGCTTGATTACGCTAACCGTTGTAATGCAAACTCGGCAACCCGCACGATTGCAACCAACGGCTCTCAGGTTCGTTACGTTCCACAAGCAACTACCTCCAGCGTTGCAGGCGTTCTGAACGTAGACAACCGCTATCAGACTGTCACTGTCTCCTCGACAACTGGCATTCTTGCTGGCGATGCGTTCACGATCACTGGTATTGAAGCTGTCCACCACATCACGAAGCGCAGCACAGGTCAGTTGAAGACCTTCCGCGTTATCTCGATTGACAGCGGCACAACCATGACCATCAGCCCGCCAATCATCGGCGCTAACTCGTCACCAACTGATGCTGAACAGCAGTATCAGAACGTGTATGTTGCATCGACTTCGGCAACTGCATCGTTGAACTTCCTCAACACCACTGCATCGAACATCAACCCGTTCTGGCGCAAGGATTCAATCGAACTCCTCCCAGGCCGTTATGCTGTTCCAGATGGCGCTGGCGTTGACGTTCTTCGTGCTGCTACAGATCAGGGCATCGAATTGGTCATGACCAAGAAGTTCGATCCACTGACCTTCCAGACGCTTTACACGCTCGACACATTGTACGGCGTTGTAATGACGAATCCGGAAATGGCCGGAATACTTTTGTTCAATCAGACTTGATTGAATAGGATAATACCGCTATGGTTTCTGAAAGGAGAACATAGCGTGTATTATCTGTATCAACTCACTTTCTCTAACGGGAAAGCTTACATAGGACAGACGGTTCGAAATATGAACGTTCGTATGGCACAACATAGAACTGCTGCTAATCGTGGTAGCAATCTTCCGGTGCATAATGCGTGGCGGAAATATGGAGAGCCGTCTGTTTCTATTTTATTAGAATGCGATTGCGTTGAGCAGTTGCATAAAGCTGAAATTGATATGATCCGTGATTGTGGGACACTATCTCCTAACGGATATAATTTAGGCCTTGGCGGTGAAACAGCTCCATCAAAATCACCAGAGGTTGCAGCGAAAATAGCAGCCAAGGCTAAAGGCCGAAAGATTACCGATACATCTTCTATGTCAGAAGCTGTTCGCAAAAAATGGCAAAGCGATGAATTTCGTAAAAAAGTATCTGATGGACTGAAAGCGTCATGGGATAATGAGAAGCGTCAAGAGGCTTCGGCTCGTGCAAAAAAAATGTGGGCCACACGAAAAGATAATGGCTGGGTAATGCCAGATTCAACTAAAGAAAAGTTATCTCAACGGACACGATCAGACGAGACAAAAGCCAAGATGAGTGCATCTGCAAAGGCTCGAAAAGACCGCAAGCATAGCCCTGAAACCCGTGCTAAGATTGCTGCTGCGACTAAAAGGGCGTGGCAAGATGGGGAGCTTACAGATCGACGTGTTTCTGCTATAAGGCAGGCGAAAGCTAAGAAGGGATAACAATGATGGCAAAGAAACCTACCAAAGCCGCTAAGAAAATCGCCAAAGTCATGGGTGAGTATAAGGCTGGTAAGCTGCATTCCGGTGTTAATCCCAAAGGGCCAAAAAAGGCTCCTATGGCTAAGAACGCCAAGCAAGCGATTGCTATCGCTCTGTCAGAAGCTGGCATGAGCAAGAAGATGAAGAAGAAATAGTTGGTCGTTTAATGCGTTAATTTCTGTTATAACGCAGCGCAACGATCTTGGAGGTCTAAATGGGATATACAAAGCGCCAGTTCGTAACGTCAGCCTTTGAAGAAATCGGCATGGCAGATTACGTCTTTGACCTTCAGCCTGAACAGATAGAGGCAGCTTTGCGGCGCTTGGATTCCATGATTGCTGAATGGAACGCAAGGGGCATCCGCCTTGGCTACGCAATGCCAAGCAGCCCACAAGACAGCGACCTAGATACAGAAACCAATGTGCCTGACAGCGCATGGGAAGCTATCATTACTAACCTCGCTATTCGTATTGCCCCAGGCTACTGCAAGGCTGTATCTCCTGACACTAAGGTATCAGCTAAGGGCGCTTACAACGTATTGCTGCAACGTGCCGCATATCCGCTAGAGCAACAGCTTCCATCGACTATGCCAATCGGTCAGGGCAACAAGCCTTGGCGCTGGGATAATCCTTATGTTAACCGTCCTTATGATCCTATAAATGCTGGCCCTGATGGCCCTATCGAATGGAGTTAATCAATGCCCACAATTAATCAGCTTCCAACAGTAACTCAGGTCTCCGGTGGAGATCAGTTGCCGTTGTTCCTGCCAAGCCAAGGCGATGCTCGTCGTTGCTCCGTAACAACGCTTATCGAATACATTCAGGTCAACCTAGGCGCTGTCACCTGTTCGTCAGTGCAGACAACGCCTGTGCGCTTTGACCAACTACCTAACGCTGTTGGCAACGCTGGCGCTCGTGCGTTCATTACGAACTGCAACACAACAACATTCAACGCTGCCGCTGCTGGCGGTGGTTCAAGCCAAGTCCCAGTGTTCAGCAATGGCACTAGCTGGTTTGTTGGCTAATTCTAATTGATTAGGGGAACTTTGAAATGATTATTCAACCAGGTCTTACTCAGACTATTACCGACGTTCTTGTTCCTGCTGGTGAATATATCAGCGTTGGGAATGTGGGCAACGATGCGACAACCGTATTGCTTGAGCCAATTGGCCCAGTAAGCTATGACTATTACACCGAAATTGCGTCTCTTACTAACAGCGCAGAAACATTCGGCCCTTATCCTGTTGATCGCACTGTGCGTATTGTCAGCGGCATTCAATCAACAGCGCAATATGATGTAGGCGCTCAACCAACGCTGCGTGACTTCCCGCCATTGACAATCGGCAATCTTGAGCCTGTTGCTTTGGTTGAGCCAGCCTCGACCTTTGTGACGCTCACCTATGCGGATAACGCGGGTGATGTTAAATTGGTAAGTGCTGGCGTTCATGGCCTCACCAATGCAGTTTCGCAAGGCGCGAGCCTATATATCACTTGGACAGGTGGAACGGCGACCACAGGCTTTTATGAAGTTGTAGACGCTGATACAGATACTGAGGAGGTAACCATTGACCTACCTTACGTTTCGTCAACCGTAACGATTACCATCGCTGCACCTGGCGTAGTCACTTGGACAGCACATGGCCTGTCGGTAAATGACACCATCCGCTTTACCACTACGGGTGCATTGCCTACCGGATTGGCTATCAACACCACATACTATGTCAAGGAAGTGCTTTCAGCCAACACCTTCACCGTGTCCACTTCAGCAGGCGGCGCAGCAGTCACCACCAGCGGAACACAGTCTGGGACACAAACTGCTCTCGTTTGGTATGGCGTAGCAGTTGTTGCGGTAGCCAACACAGAAATTACTGTAGCATCTGTCACAGTCCCTGGCTGGTCGATGGGCGTTGGTGGCGGCATGGAGATTGATGCTCTGTTCTCGCTGACCAATAACGCAACAGTTAAAACCTTGGGCATGACATATGGCGGTGGCGTTATTTTGGCTGCTGCTGCGGCTAACAATGCCAGCGCGTGTGTTCAGAAGCTAATGTGCAATCGTGGTAGCTCGCAAGTTGTAACCAACTCAGCAACTGCGGTAGGTCATGGCCTGTCGACGGGTGCAAACGTATTCCTGAACGTCGATGCTACACAGGATCAGACATTTGCAATCACGGTAAAGCCAGCGACTGCGAATAACCTCATGCGGCTTGAAGCATTCAAGCTTCATGTAACTTTCTAATTGGAGAATTGATATGAAAATGGGTAGCGGAAAGATGAGCTACGGCTCAAAGGGTATGGGAATGGCGAAGAAGGCCGTTGCTAAGGCTGGCAAGTCAATGATGATGACCAAAGCCAAGAAGAAAAAGAAGTAAGCTATCCAAGTGAAAAAGGATTCGCGTCTTACTCGTGCAGGTGTCGCTGGTTATAACAAACCAAAGCGCACACCATCGCATCCGAAGAAGTCGCACGTTGTGGTTGCCAAAGAAGGCGATAAGATCAGGACAATCCGTTTCGGGCAGCAGGGCGTTATGGGTTCTCCTGCCAGCAAGGGCGAAAGCGAATCCAACAAGAAGCGCCGCGCATCATTCAAGGCTAGACACGCAAAGAATATAGCCAAGGGCAAAATGAGCGCGGCGTTTTGGGCTGATAAGGTTAAATGGTAAATGGTTCAGGTTCCAATCCTTAGCGGCATCTATACGGACAATGGGCCGGACTTCCGCACGTCTTATCCTGTGAACATGATTCCAGTGCCAAAGGATAATGGGATTAGTGGAGGCTTCCTGCGCCCTGCTGATGGCTTGGTGGCTAACGGCACTGGCCCAGGCGTTGATCGCGGCGGCATCAACTGGAACGGCATATGCTATCGCGTGATGGGTTCCAAGCTTGTCACAGTGTCAAGCACAGGTGTTATAACAATCATTGGTGACGTTGGGAACAATGGCCTACTAGTGACGATGGACTATAGCTTTGACCGCTTGGCTATCGCGTCGAATGAAGACCTATTTTACTACTCGCCTAGCCTTGGCCTCATTCAAGTCACCGACCCTGACCTTGGCGTTGTGCTGGATGTGGTTTGGGTGGATGGTTACTTCATGACCACTGATGGTGAGTTTCTTATCGTCACGGAACTAAGTGACCCGACACAGGTTAATCCCCTGAAATATGGTTCGTCAGAAATTGATCCTGATCCTGTTGTCGCACTGCTGAAACTTCGCAATGAGATATACGCACTGAACCGGAACACCATCGAAGTCTATGACAACGTAGGCGGTGACCTATTCCCATTCCAGCGCATTGAAGGAGCGCAGATTGAAAAGGGTGTCGTCGGAACTCACGCCTGCTGCGTCTATCTTGAAAGTATCGCGTTCGTTGGTAGTGGGTTTAATGAAGCGCCAGGGGTTTACCTTGGTGGCAATGCCAAGGCGAATAAAATCAGCACGCAAGAGATAGATCAAATCCTGCTTGAGTTTACCGAAGCCCAACTGTCCACAATCAAAATAGAAGCGCGTAACGACAAGGCGCATGAGCATCTATATATTCACCTGCCAGACCGCACAGTTGTGTTTGACGCGTCGGCAACGCAAGACTTAGGGCAGCCTGTCTGGTTTGTTCTTACAAGCAGCTTGGTTGGCCTATCGAAGTATCGCGCACAGAACCTTGTGTATTGCTATGACAAATGGCTGGTGGGCGACCCAACAGATGTAGCTGTAGGCTACATGGTCAGCAACATCTCAAGCCATTACGGGCAAAAGGTGCGCTGGGAGTTTGGCACAACAATCGTTTACAACGAAGGCCGTGGCGCAATCATTCAGAATCTAGAGCTTGTGGGCCTCACTGGTTCAGCCGCTTATGGCGTAGAGCCGACAATCAACACCAGCTACTCCACTGATGGCCAAACCTACAGCCAGCAGAAGTTCATTAATGCTGGACTTACAGGGCAACGTGCAAAGCGTCTGGTATGGTTCCAGCAGGGTTGGATGCGTAACTGGCGCATACAGAGATTCCAAGGCACGTCAGACGCACATATGTCGTTTGCTAGACTAGAGGCGGCAATAGAGCCGTTGGCTTACTGATGGTTCAGAAGCTCAATCTAACCCGTGACCAACTAGCATCATTCCTGCAAGACCATGAACAGATCAAGCAGTTTGAGCGCCTGTTCGCTGCTGTTGATACGCTGGATAACGTAACGATTGATGAAATAAACACTGTTGCTGCCAATGCCGTGGCATCAGCTAATGAAGCATTGTCTCAGCTTTCGGATGTGTCGCAGATGCTTGACGTTTTGGCGACTGCACCGCGCAACGAGCTTGGCACAATATCATCTCAAAACGCTGATGATGTAAACATTAATGGCGGACTTATATCTGGCCTTGATGCTCCACTGCCTGTTGCTTCTGGCGGCACTGGTCAATCCAGCTTCGTTAATGGTGAATTACTGATAGGCAACACCACTGGCAATACGCTCACAAAAGCGTTATTAACCGCTGGCGCAAACATCACGATAACTGTTGGCGCTGGTTCAATATCGATTGCAGTGTCGGGCCTTGGGACAATGGCCTTCAAGAATATAGGTGTATCTGGTTCGTTCACAGCAGCAAGTGGTCAGACAATCACTGTCACTGATGGCATCATAACAAGCATCGTTTAGGGATAAGACAATGGCAGTAACCGTAAAAGCACTGATTCCAGCCAAAGAAGCTGAGAACGCTCAGACAACGCAATACACTGCGACAAACTGCCGTGCTATTATCGATAAGTTTACGGCAACGAATACGACTGCTGGTAACGTCACTATTAGCGTCAATATCGTGATAAGCGGTGGCACTGCCGCTGCCAATAATCTAATCGTTGACACGCGCTCTATCGCACCAGATCAAACCTACACATTCCCAGAGTTGGTCGGTCAAGTCCTCGACTCCGGAAACTTTATTTCAACAATCGCCAGTGCAGCAACATCGCTCACAATCCGCGCTTCAGGTCGGGAGATAGTATAATGAAAAAGCCAATGATGATTATTGAAGGTTTTGCTGGTCTGCGTGAGAGCGAACCGTTCATCACAACCGCTGAGAACAAGAAAAACACCAAGATCGTTATTGACGATTGGATGCTTGGCCCTGAGAACCCTAGCAATGAGCGTGACGCTAATCCTGAATACTGGATTGCGCTTGGTAAGGCTATGCAAGTGGATGAGGCTGAAGCCCGTCGTCGTCGTTGCTCCAATTGCGAGTATTATGACAACTCGACAATGACACAGGCAAAGATGGAAAAGATTCCATTTAACCAGTGGGATGTTGACGCTGGATTCCGTGGCTACTGCCATAAGTTTGAGTTTATCTGCCATGATCTACGTTCTTGCCAAGCCCAAGAAGAACGTGAGTTTGAATTCGAAGATTAATTGTGATATGGTCTGGTCACCGAGCGTTAGAGCAGCCGGTGGCTCAGTAGCATGAAAGTCTACTATGCTTAAAAGCGGAACGCCTGAGTACTGGTTGCGTCGGAACTTTGAAGAAGTTTTAGACTTGCCCGAAGACGCTATAGAATGGCTGATTGCTTTGTGGCAAGTCGTTCAGCTTTTCGATGACATTGTTGATGGCGACAAGATAGACCGCGACAATGCTGATATGGCAATCTGGAACGCATTGGTCGGCTTACCATCTAATCCGTTCTATCAAGCACACATGGTCGTGTTGCTTCCACTTGTCAGCACTGCGATTCTAAAGTGGAAGGCATCTGATACGGTTGAGTTGGCGGGGGAAGCCTGCGCCACTAGCTTTGTCTGGCGCGCTGGTTATTATGATATTATCCTTGCTACTGTGCAGTTGGTTCACGGCACACAGGCAGCAATGGAAATAGGTCACGTTGTGCTAAAGCTTTATGGCGAAAGCCTTGATGAGTATATGAAGGAAATGTCTAATGCCTGATCCAATAACAGCGCTTGTTGTAGGCGGAACTTCTTTGGCTAGTAGTGCTGTTGGTTCCAAAGCAGCAAAGAGCGCTGGTCAGCTTCAGTACGATGCTAGTCAGGCTGGTATCGCTGAAACACGAGCCGCTCGTGAAGAAATGCGTACATTGCTGGAACCATATGTAGCGGCTGGTGGCCCTGCTTTGCAAGCTCAGATGGCTGCGCTAGGTCTTTCAGGCCCCGAAGCGCAACAAGAATATGTTGCAGGCCAAGAACAAAGCCCAATCTTCCAATCACTAGCACGGCAGCAAGAAGAAGCTATTCTACAGAACGCTTCAGCAACTGGTGGACTTCGTGGTGGCAATGTTCAAGGCGCACTTGCTCAGTTCCGTCCACAATTGTTAAATCAGTTTCTAGAGCAGCAATATGGTCGGTTAGGCGGAATGACATCCCTTGGTCAGCAATCGGCTGTTGGCGTTGGGACTGCCGGTATGAATTCAGCTGGTTCCATTTCCGAACTATTGGCCCAAGGTGGAGCAGCAAGAGCCGGTGCAAAACTAGGCTCTGCTAACGCGTGGCAGCAATCACTATCGCTACCAGCACAGTTCGCTGGCCTAGCAATCGGCAGAGGATATTGAGGTAACTTATGGTTCAGCCTTATGATTATACCCTAAAAACGCCATCACCTGGAGAGACGTTTTTTAAAGCTATTCAGTTGGGGCAGCAGCAACAACAGGTTGAGGCTGAGCGTTTACAGGCTGAAGCGCAGCGTGCAAAGGTGCAAGCAGAAATTGATAAGGCTACAAAGAAAGCCAATATCTTTAAAACGCTTCTTGGCCCAGGTGCGACTATTGAGCAGCGTAACAAAGCCATTCAAGAGTTACCTGATGATGTTAATGCCATCCAAACAACTTGGAAAGGGCTAGACGAAGGTCGAAAAAATTTCTTTTTTGAAACTGCACGAAAGGTATATTATGGGCTTTCGCCAGATGCAAATGGCGTGGTCAATGTTCAAAACGCAGTTACAGAGCTTAATACTCGTGCAGATTTTGCTAAAGGAAGTGGTGACACAGTTTTAGAAAAACAGTTGCGTGATTTGGCTACTATGGTTGGAAACCCAAATGCCGATCCACGTTTAGCTCAAGGCATCATTGACCTTAATGTTCGTGCTGTTGACCCTGACGAAGCCAATAAGATGACTGGCTTTGGTGATGCTGTTGCTGCGTATCGTGCTTCTGGTGGTGATCCATTTAGCCCCAAGGGACGCGAATTACTTGCTAATATAGCCTATAAAGCAGGGCAGATTATTTTAACTGGCGCAAAAACTCCAGATGGTGAGGAATATACAGGAACGCTTCAGGACTATCTTGCGCGTTATGGGCCAGCGGAAGGTGGCGGTCAGGCCGCGCCACAAGGCAAACCGCGTGTGTTCAGTAATGTCACTGCTATCCCTGCTGACTTGAAGGTGGGCGATATTGTGAATGGCCAAGAATATATTGGAGGGCCAGTAACTGGATCACCCAGCAGTTGGGCAAAGCCAAAAGGAGGTCAGACGTCCACTTCGTCTGGTAACTTTCAAGGGCAGTAACATCAACCCAATTGGTGACCTTGGAAAGCTTGGTTTTCGTCCAACCAGTGGATTCAGAACACAAAGGCATCAAGCAGCGTTGGTCAAGCAGGGATTGACGAAAACAAAGTCTGGATCGCATCAAAAAGGTGACGGTCTTGACTTTTTCCCGCCAGAAGGAATGTCGATTCAAAATGCCATTGCTTCTGTTAAGCAAATGTATCCAGGTGCTAAGGCTGCAGCGAGTAATAAGGGCACAATTCACATAACCTTCCCTGGCTGGGGCAAGGCTCCTGACGTAAGTGGTTCTCGTGAAAGATATGGTGATTAATTATGGCACAAACTAATCCTTGGGAACTTCCTGTCGCTGGTGGAGGAGCTCCTCCTAGCCAGCCTAGAGGCGTGGTTATTCCAACATCATCTGCGGATAAACGTGCCGCAGAATTGGCTGAAGATGCTGCTGCCCGTGCTGAACAAGCTTCTGATATTTCTCAAGCTTCTGAAAATCGAGCTATTGGTGCAGATGAACGAGCTAGGATTAAAGAATTGCGTGACGCCTTTCGAGGCGAAGATGCCATTGCGGATTTTCAAAAAGCATTTCCAAATTATGTAGCGGCCTTAAAAACAGACCCAGATGAGGATCTTACCCTTCTTTATCTATATAACAAAACCGTAGACCCAAATAGTACGGTCGGTGCTAGTGATATGGAAAATATCAACGCATCAGATGCGCGACTGCCTAGTGCTGTTCAAGGTTTATTGCGTGAATTACGCGCTGCTGATGGTAAATTCACTGATTCAGCTCGGGCAAGCATTCGATCTGGCTTGCATAAGATTATCACCCAAAAAAATCAGGCATATAAATTTACTCGTGATCGCTATATATCTGATGCCACGTCAAAGGAATACAATGTAGACCCTATGCTTGTTGTCGGAAAACCATTCGGCACTCAGCAACAGGTTGATGATATTAAATCATATTGGCGCAACGAATATGAACGCAACCCTGAAAGCATTCCAGAAGCTTTTCGCAACCAACCGGTTGAAGGCGAAGGTGGAATAGGCGCTACTGGAAACAATAATGTTGCACAACAAGAAGAAGCTGCACTAAAAGCAAAATATCCAGAGGCCGTAGAATTTCAGTATGACAAGAACGGCGAGTTGCTTGGATACTACAACAGTAATGACGAATTTACGCTGCTTTTTGGTAACAATGCCGGCAATACTCCACCAAGCGGCGGCGGAGGCAGCGATCTAGGACAAGCATTTTATGCTGGTGTTGGCGACATAGCGCAGGGTGTTGGGGAAATGGCTGGCATTGTCGGCAATCCAGCTAATGCTGCTGTAAATGCGTTGTTTGGCACAAACCTTTCAACTGATCTTGGCCAGACATTCCGCGAAGCAACTGGCGCACCGCAAGGCGACCCATTAGCGAGCGCGATTAACCGTGCTGGCGTTACTGGATTAACTGGTGTTGGTGGTGCATCGTTGGCTGCACGTACACTACCAACGCTTGCATCAAGAGAGATTGCAGCAACGTTGGCAACTCAACCCGCACAACAGGTTGCCGCAAATATTGGCGGTGGCGCGGCTGCTGAAGTTGTTAGGCAGCAGGGTGGAGGAATTCCAGCCCAGCTTGCCGCAACGATTGCTGGTGGCATTCCTGCTGCTGGTGCAGTTAATCTTGGGCAGTCAATGATGCGTGCTGCTCCTGATGTAATTTCTAGCTTTCGTGGTGTTCCACAGACCGTTGCCCAAGCTGCCCCAGAAACTGCAATGGCTGTAGATGAAGCTGCTGCAATGGCCCCGCGCATGTTTGAGGCAGGGGAAACCTTCACAAGCCGCTCTGGTGGCGCTATGGGCACGTCTCCTGAACAGATTCGCCTTATGCAAGCAGAAGGGCTTCCTGTTCCCGTTCAGTTGACTCGCGGTGCAGCAGCCCGTGACCCTGAGCAATTGGCATTTGAAAAAGAGCAAATCTACACCGAACTTGGTGGGCCACTTCGTAGACGTGCAGAAGAAAACAATCTTCAGGCATTGCAGAACTTTGATCGGTTTATTGACATGACGGGTGCAGAAGCCCCTGACGTTGCATCCACTGGCAATGCAGTAATCAATGCCCTTTCAAATGGTTACCAAGCAAGCAAGAACCGTGTTCGCACTGCATATACGGCAGCAGATAAAGCTGGTGAAACTGCTGAAATGGTTCCCTACAACAGCTTAATTGATTTTATTAATCAGCAAACAGCAACGACACGCACGACACTTGCTCCAATTTTGCAGTCAACTGTTGAAAAATTAAATATGGAAGACCCAGCAAAAACCGGAATGGTCTCCATTCGGTCGCTTGAAGATGTTCGTAAATCAATCAACAGAGGTGTTCAGCCAAACACACCTAATGAGGCATATGGCAAAACTCTGAAAGAGTTAATTGACACTGCAACTGAAGGTGTAGGCGGTGACCTTTATAAAAAAGCTCGTCAACTTCGCATAGATCAAGCTAATAAGTTTGAAAATCGTGCGATTGTTGCGCGCTTGGTATCCAACATTAAAAACATGGATGACCGTAAGGTTCCTGCTGACAGAGTATTTAAGACTGCAATTCTCAATGAATCTCCTGAAAATATCCAATTCTTACGGAGGACACTTCGTGATTTAGGTGATGATGGAAAACAAGCATGGAGCGATCTCCAAGGAGCTACGCTTCGCCATATTCAACAACAAGCTACGGCAAATGTGAATAAAACATCTGAAAACCTTGATGTGGTTTCTGCTGCCCAGCTTAACAAAGTTGTAGATCAACTCGATAACAATGGTCGCCTAGATCTTATCTTTAACCCTAAGATGGCTCAACAAGTGCGTGACCTTCGAGATGTGGTTCAATACGTAAATACTGTCCCGCCAGGAACATCAATCAACAATAGTGGCACGGCTCGTACACTGGCTGCGGCATTGGGTGAGATGGTTATCACAGGAACAGCCACATCCATTCCACTTCCTATTTTGACAGGCATCAAGGTTATCCGCGACCAAGTTAAAAATGCAAAGATTAAAAAGCAGATTAATAGGTCTCTCTTGCCTCGTGACGAGCGAGACTAGATTAATGACCTTTCACAGACACATAATTTCAGCTATAAGCCCAAAGACGCAAGGGATTAAGTTCTAATGGCAGCACCAACCATCAAAGTTCCGTTTCCTGTATTCAGTGATCGCAGTGGCTCGCCCATTAATGACGGTAATGTTTTCATAGGTACAGCATTTATGGATGCTGAAACTAATCCTGTGCAAGTTTACTGGGATACGGATTTAACAATCCCAGCGGCGCAGCCAATAAAAACATCTGGCGGGTATCTTTACCGCAATGGAACTGTTTCGAACGTATTCGTAAACGGTGATTATAGCATGACGGTTCGTGATAAAAACGACACGTTTGTATATAGCTCTGAATCCGTTTTTGCTACACTCGGTAGCGGATTGGTTCAAAACCTAAGTGGCGATGGTATTGAAGATACTTTTGTCATTAACTTCGTGCCTAGTTTAGTTTTCATCAGCGGCGTTTATCAGTTCCAGAATACGTACAGCATTGTTGGTTCTGATATTGTTTTTTCAGAAGCTCCTCCGTTTAATTCAAATATTGAATTAGTCGCATGATTACACCTGCATACAGCCCTACTGCCACAGAACGAGTGCTTCCACGTATGGCGTTGGATTTTACAACAGGTGTGCTTGATTCTCGCGTCACAATCTCACGCGCTTTAAATACAGCCACTCGTACAAACAGCAGTGGCGTGATAGAAATAGTAAACGCCAATCTTCCACGTTTTGATTATAACCCTGTCACGCTTGCTGCCAGAGGATTGTTGATCGAAGAAACACGGACAAACTTATTTCTTAATAGCCTTATTAATGGAACGTCACTTTCAACGCAAAGCGTTACGGTCACGGCAGTTTCTCACACAATCAGTTTTTATGGAACTGGCACGATTACTTTATCTGGAGCAGCTACGGCAACAGTAGTCGGCACTGGGGCATATCCTAACCGTCAAACACTCACTTTTACCCCGATTGTGGGTGTGTTAGTTTGCACCGTTTCCGGCTCAGTTCAATACGCACAGCTTGAGGTGGGCGCATTTGCCACTAGCTTTATTCCAACAGCTACGACCAGCCTGACACGCAATGCTGACGCTGTGAGCATGACGGGGACGAACTTCAGCAGTTGGTATAATGCCACTGAAGGTGCGTTTGTGTTTTGGGGAAATCAGAATGCGGTTGCGGCTGAAATAGGATATTTCGCTGAGGCACGAACCGATAACAGCAACCGTCTGCAGATGTTTGCCAACAACGGCGGTGGTCAAAATCAATTCACTGTTCGTAATGGTGGGGTTATCCAAGCTGATTACACTAATACCGGAACAATCACGCAAGGAACGGCATTCAAAACTTCTTTTGCGTATAAGCTAGACAGCTTTGCTCTTGCACGGGATGGTGGCACTGTGGCGACTGATACGGTTGGCACAATACCGTCCGTAACAGATTTTCTCATTGGGCATTCTGGGGCTGCGTCCAATTTGCAGTTGAATGGCCATATCGCAAAAATACTTTATTACCCTCAGCGTATAATCAACGCTGAAGTCCAAGCCTTTTCGAAATAAGGAGCCGTATCGTGGCACTCACTAAAGTCACCTATTCGATGATCTACACCGCACCGCTTAACGTGGTTGACTATGGCGCAACTCGCGATGGAGTAACTGACGACACGGCAGCTATTCAGGCGGCTATTAACGCAGCGGCAGCGGCAGCAAAATCAGTGTTTATACCGGCAGGCACATATATTATTGCTGGCGTTCTTACTGCTGGCGCTAATGCGGTCATTTTGGGTGAAGGCGCAGGGCTGTCGATTCTTAAAAAGAAAGCTGCAACAACAGGGCATATTCTTGATATTTTGGGGACGACTGACAAACCAAACATTGAGATCAGAAACCTTAGTTTTGATGTGAACAATATCGACAGTGCGATTGTCGCTGAATATGTAACTAATTTTTTGGTTGCTGATTGCGCGTTTAAAAATATGAATTTGTGGGGCGTCCATGTCGGTTCGCAAAATGGCGCTGACACGGTGATCCGCAACACCAACGTTAACATTCAAAATTGCACGTTTAAAACAAGCTCATCAACATATGAGCAGTTTTTAATTTATAACTCTCAGGACGTTAATGTTCAGTCTTGCAGATTTGAAACTGGCGCGTCGGCAATCGGCATCGGCATCTATCAAAATGTCGAGCAGATCGTAATTGATGACTGCTTCTTTTCCTTGAACAAAGGCATTTACTACAGCCTTTCAACAAACAATATCACCATATCAAATTCTGTTTTCAAAACTTGCATATCAGCCATTAAGGGATCAAATCAATCCGACAACGGAACTTTTGGCGCTACGCACGCATATAATTTAACGATACTAGGTTGCCAGTTTTTGACTAACACAACTGGCGTTCAGTTTGGCGCTGTTGTCGGCGCTACACTTTCTAGCTGCGTGTTTACAGGTACGCTTGAGCAAAGCGTTGTAATCGACGCAGGAAATACACCTGTCTCTGCACAGCCCTCCAATATCAATCTGGTCAACTGTTTGTTCCGCAATAACAACACTTCGGCAGTCGCTGGCGTCGGCGGATCAACTGTATTATTCCAATCTGTTGGCGGAACTCAAAATGTCAGCATATCCGCGTGCAATTTTGTTGATGACAATGGAACACCGAAGCAAAACTATCCGATAGGTTTTGTTGGCGCATTTACATGGAACGCCATCAACATCAGTGGATCAACACTTAACGCATATAACAGCGCGTTTAGTGTTGGCGCAGGAGCTGGCGCAACTCTCGGCACAAATGTTTGGTTGAGCGGAAACGTATTTGAAACAGCAGATATGGCAGACGGTGTTCGCAGAATTTCACGCGGTGCTGGAACACCTGAAACTGTAGTGCGTGGCGGTATTGGTTCGCAGTGGCTTCGCACTGATGGTGGCGCTGTAACAACTTTGTATATTAAAGAATCTGGAACAGCAAAAACTGGCTGGGTCGCAAAATAACTGAGATTGCCAGACTGCATAAGATAAAGGAATAAAGATGTTAAAAGCAGCACCAAACCAAACGACTTTCCCAACGGTGGATTCTAGTGCCTTTATTCTAAGTGCGGCTGGAATCATCACTGAAGCTGGAACAACGCGTACGCTGTCGGCTACGGACAACGGCAAGGTCATCTATTGTACCTCCGGCTCTGCGGTAACGATTACGTGCGCTGCTGGCCTTGGCGCTGGCTTTTCCTGCACCATCATTCAGGGCGGCGCTGGCAAGGTCACTGTAGCGGCTGGCGGACAAACGCTAGTCTCTTATTCATCGCTGTTTAGCACAATGGGCCAGTACGCAATTATCAGTGCTATCTGCCCTGTAGCAAACACATTTCTATTAGCTGGGAATCTGGGATTGTAAAATGATAACCCAAAGCCGCACCCGTGAAATATTTACCTATGACGATGGCAAGCTCATTCGTGCGAATGGCGCTATTGCAGGAAGCGTGAACAAGCGCGGGTATCGTGTTATCTGCGCCGATTCTAAATTATACAAAGCTCATAGGTTGGTGTTCCTATATCATCACGGAATTGTTCCGCCGCAGGTTGACCATATCAATGGCGACAAGGATGATAACCGAATTGAAAACTTACGTGCTGCCGATAATTCTAAAAATATGATGAATCGAAAAGCGTTACGTAACAACACTTCTGGTCACAAGAATGTTTTTTGGGATCAGGAGCATGGAAAGTGGGCTGTTATGGTGAGGCTTAATAAAAAACTTCATCGCTTTGGCAGATTTAATAATATTGAAGATGCTGTTGCAACTGCGTACACTGCAAGAGAAAAACTACACGGCCAATATGCCAATCATGGAGTCTGAATATGTCTAGCAATTCACAAATCGCATTTGCACCACTTGGCGAGACCATCGCTTTCACTGCAAACGCAACTGCACCTGATGGCGTTCAGGCTTTGGTCTTTGAGCGTAACAAGCCAAGCTCAAGCGGACAGTATCGCGTAGTCAACGCTGGCACTGCAATCGTTCACCTTGGCACTGGCCCTACTGTTGCGGCAGCTAAGGCTAATGCTGAAGCGGCTGTATCCGGTAACCCAGGCGCTGGCATTCCATTGCTGCCAGGCGCAGTTGAAATTCTTCGCTTTAGTGCTGAAGCTTATTTCAGCGGATTGGCTGCAAGCGCACAGACAATCTACATCACACCTGGTCAGGGCATTTAATAGATTCAGGGGTAAATACCGTGAATGACGAAAGCGTCCTAACTGTCAAAATAGATATGCTTCACAGCGATGTGGTCGATATGAAAACCGCGCTGAACGAACTATCTAAGGCAATCACTAAACTGGCTCTTGTAGAAGAACGCCAAGCGCAAACGGCTGACGCAATGGAACGTGCTTTCAAGGCTATCGGCAAGATTGAGGATCGTATCTCAGCCCTAGAGCTTGCTGCGCCTAAGACCAAAGAAACGAACGCTTGGGTGGATAGATTCATCTTAGGTCTCGTGATGGCGGTTATGGGCTTTATCGGCACGAGGATTGGCGTGTTATGACAATCATACTAGGCCAGCGCAGCCTAACACGGCTTGAAGGCGTCCACCCTGACCTAGTGCGCGTTGTAAAAACGGCTGCACTGCTGTCCGACCTAGACTTCACGGTGCTGGAGGGCTTGCGGACTGTCGAGCGTCAGAAGCAGTTGGTGGCCCAAGGCGCTTCACGGACAATGAATTCACGCCACATCACTGGACACGCTGTTGACCTAGCGCCCATGATTGGCGGTAAAGTATCATGGGATTGGCCGCTGTATCATAGGCTGGCCAAGATCGTGAAGTCCGCTGCGGCGGATGAGAAAGTCCCGCTCCAATGGGGCGGTGATTGGCGTGCTTTCAAGGATGGCCCACATTGGGAACTGCCTTGGAAGTTTTATCCTAAAGGGGAATGACATGAAATTTGTAAGCTGGTTATTGAGCCGTTTGAAAGAGCCAAGTACCTACGCAGGGTTTGCCGGTCTCGCGCTTGCGTTTGGCCTGTCTGACGCTGAGTGGGTTGCCATTTCCACAGTGGTAGCTAGTTTGGCAGGCGTTATCGCTGTGTTCCTGTCTGAGAAGCCTGCGCCAGACGCATGATAAAACTACTGTCGTCTTTGCTGTCGTTGCTTGACCGTCTTTGGGCGGCGTGGAACGAAAACAAGTTGCGCCAGCAAGGACGCCAGGAAGCTATCAAGGAGGCGAACGATGAGATTAACAGACAAATCGAACTTGGTGAAGCTGCCATTGCTGTTCCTGATCCTGAACGCGATGAGCGGCTGCGCAACCGTTTCGACCGAAGCCGTACCCCTAAATAGCTATTGTGCTATTGCAAAACCTATCACCTATGACGCGACAAAAGACACACCTGAGACGGTAGCCGAAGTCGAATTACATAACGGTGTCTTTGTTTGTTTATGTGAGCAGGACTGTCCGAAAGGCTCATAGCCATGCCCGCCAGTGTAACCATCGATGAGAATTTATTTAAATACTGCACCCCAAGACAGCGCGAAGTTTTAGAGGCCATAGATCGCCTTGGTAGTGCAAAGGCTGCCTCGATTGAATTAGGGATAAACAAAGGCGCGGCAAGCGAGACGTATATCGACGTTAAGCGCAAAGCTGCGAAGATGGGCTACTCACCGGAGCATGACTTCACTAGGCCAGTTCCACAAGGCTATGTAGCCAAGGGCGTCAGCACCTATTACAACTCTGAAGGCAAACCATCTGGCCAATGGGTTAAGGCATCACTTAGCCATCAGGCGCTCGCTGAAGCGATGCGAGAGGCCATTGATGGCTTTAAGGATGAAATACAGCCAACCAGTGCTATCGTTGCTCCAGCGGCTTCTGAGGAGCATCTGTGCAACCTTTATACGTTCACTGATTACCACCTTGGAATGCTGGCATGGCATAAAGAAGGCGGCAGCGACTGGAATATATCGCTGGCAGAGAAAACCATCATTGCAGCACTGGCAAGGATGATCGACCAAAGCCCAAAGGCTCACACAGCAGTCGTTAATATTCAGGGCGACTTCCTGCATACAGACGGTAAGACGCCTGTCACGCCAGCATCAAAGCACGTTCTAGATGCTGACAGCCGATTCCCCAAGATACGGCGCTCCGCGATTCGCATCATTCGATCACTGGTAACAATGTCTTTGCAGCGCCATCAGGAAGTACATCTGATTATCGCTGAAGGCAACCACGATGAGGAAAGCGCCGGATGGCTGGCTGACCTGTTCTCCGTGCATTACGAAGAAGAACCCCGCGTAACTGTCAATGACAGCGTGCTTCCATTCTATGTTCTGGAATGGGGCAATACGATGCTAGGCATTCATCACGGTCATAAGGTCAAGAACGAGTCTCTACCGCTGCTGTTTGCGGCACAGTTCCCGCAAGCGTGGGGTAACACCACCCGCCGAGAGATACACTGCGGACATCGCCACCACAGGGACGAAAAAGAGTATAATGGTGTGACAGTTGTGCAGCATCCAACATTAGCAGCTAGGGACGCTTATGCTGCGCGTGGCGGATGGATTGCGGATCGTGCAGCCTGGGCAATAACGTATCATAAAAAGTACGGCGCTGTCGGGCGCGTGATGGTTACCACCGAAATGCTAGAGGTCGATTAATCCTCTCCGCATATGTACGCAGCGCCTATAATGAAGGCAAAACCTATGAACAGCGTCATTTGCTTAACTCCTTCAACGCACGGACTATCTCAATAGCACGTTGCGACGTTATCGACTTCCATTCACACCATGCTCCACAACCGCATTCGCCTTCATTCCGCGCAAAGCAGTCGCACTTCTTGGCGTCGGCTTCTAGTGCCTTGGCGGCGGCTTCAATGCCAGCGTTAAAAGCTGCACGTTCTTCAGCCACCTTCGCAACGCGCTCGAAACTTTCACTTAATGCAAGTTTGTGGGAATTGTTGTCAGTCATCTGCTTTGCTCCTGCATATGCTCACCGCGCTCAATGGCGGCGGCAGACTGCTCTAATGAAGATGCGTGTTCGTCCGCAAAATGCCATCCAGCCGTATGGCGGTTCATTTCGTCGCGCAGTTTTTCGGTAGAAATTTGTTCACTCCGCAGCCACGCCACAATCTTTGCGCGTTCTTCCATAGCGTCCATTTTGCGGCCATCGTAATAACCTTGGTCGTAGCCATACTTGCGGTGACGGGCGAAGGCTTCGACGACATCATATTGCGCCGCAGCATCTCGGTCAGCTTCTGTGACCTCGACCGCCATCTCTGTACCTATATCTATAAGGTCTGCATCCTGTGCAATCAGGTTGTCCATTGCTTCCCGCCGCTTGATGCGCTCGGCTGCTGTGTCTTTGGTCAGTTGCTCTATTGATTGGCGTAGGCGCTCGTTGGTCATTTGCTATCCCCAATATATTCCAGCACCCATTTAAGAGCCTCAATGTCCTTCTTGTATGTCTCAGCATCTTCTGGATGAACATAATGCGCTGCTGCGTTGTATTGCACTGACTTCAGTGTCTCCTTCAGCCATATGCGGACAATGTCGTCTAGTTGGTTTATATCTAGCTTTATATCAATCACCATTTGGGTTCCCTTTCAAATGTGCGTCATAAGTCCACAGCCAAGGGTGGCCTGCTTCTTTCCACGTTCCTCGGCAAAGGACACGCGCTCCTTCCTGCGCCGCCTCTGTCATTGCACTCATGGCTTCACGTGAACCTGAGTATTGGTATTGGATTAAGTCATCGAACTTTTCCAAAGCCGCAGTGAGGGCTTCGATGCGGTCTGCATCCACTTGGTGTTGGTCATCTTTTCCTTGGCGATACCAGTAGTCCCGCAGCCGTTCGTTCTTGGCCTCAAGTTCAGCAACATCTTTTACGGCAAGTCGCCTAGTCTCGGCCAAACATTCTGCACTTTTATTCAGCCGTTCAATCTCCGCCGCTTGGCTTTCGATGCGGTTGGCGGCTTTTACGCACAAAGGATGTGGCGTGTCAGGTTGTTTGGCGCTCCAAGTTCCGTCCCGATGGATGTGGCGCAGTTCTTTCACTAAATCGTCGGGGCAAATTTCAATCAAGTCTGCATCCTGTGCAATCAGGTTGTCCATTGCTTCTGTCTTATCAGTCATTGCCCCTTCTCCCGTATCTCCCAACCACGGGCGTCCAGTGCTTTGTGGATTTCTTTCACATATTCTTCGCGGGTGCCCCACACAGGGCCACCTAACCACTCCACAATATCCAACAGCGGATCAGGCTTGGACTTGGGGATGATAAAGCGTTCCAATAACTTACCGCTTGCGTTGTGATACCATGAGTCCACCAACGCATTGCTGACCTCTTGCTTAAAAACTTCATGCTGTTCGATGGCACGGCATAGAACCCTGACCGGATGGTCTTCTGGTTCATACTCGTATGGCGAGTGCGGCTCATTCAGCAGCGCCAAGGCTTTTGCTTCAATGTCTGTCATCGTTCTTCTCCCGTCCAAATTTAAGTTCCACTATACTTTTTAATGCGTCCCAGACTGCTTGTTGCGACCTTGGGCTATCACGTTCCTGCTTTGCATCGTCTTTCATTTGCTTATCCTAACCTAGTGATGAAGGTGACGCCTTCCACAGTGCGGCACTTGAACGACTTCCCGTTTCTGATTCCGTATTGCGAGACGTTACGGCTGGTGCGCTTTGGATCACCTTTTTCCGTAGCTGGCATGGTAGCCACTTCGCCAACCTCTAGCGTCCCCATTGGGTAAATCATTGGTCGGCTCATTGTTTTTGCTCCCGTTCCTTACGGCGCTCCGCAAACGTTTTTCCATCTGCACCACGAAGCGGAAAAACGGAATCTGAGCTTACACGATAGGTTTTGCCCATAGGCGCTGATTGCGGTGCGTTCATCATGGCAGCACCACCATCAATGCGACAAACAGGATGGGCAGAACGATTGCCATTGCAATGCCGCTGATAATTTCGCTCAATGGCTGCGATTGGATAATTTTACCAATGGTCATTATATACTCCTTGTTGGCGGGGCTTGGCCCCTTGGGTTGATGCCCTCTTATATGAGCGCATTTATTAAAATAAAAGCGTTTTTTTCATAACGCATAAAAAAGACGGGCCGCACCATGCAAACCCGCCTTTTCCCTTATGGTAACAACCGTCTTGGAATGTCTAATCCCCAGCCATATTTCATTGCTGTCTTCAAAAAACGCTCTTTATCTAAAGCGTGTTGCCCTGTTGTAAGCTGGGCCTTCAGCAGTGCTTTGCTCGACCTGGCAATCGCTTCGTTATATTGCCGACTGACCAATTCCATGTGGCCGGAACTAGGCTTTGATTTTCGCCTGTGATCCATGTTGATTCGTGATCCATATGCCATGTTCTGTCTCCAACCTTAAAACGGTACGTCGTCGTCGAGGTCATCAAGCGCGGTGTGCTTATTCTGACTGTGTGAATTACTCACCTGGCTTGAACCAGCTTCAGATCGTGGCGCTGTGTCGATGCTGCCAACGCGGACATTGAATTGCGGCTTGCCTTCATATTCGTCGTGCGTCAGTTCGCCTGATACAAATACCTTCGTGCCTTTCTTCAGACTGCCAGCAAATGCTTCCGCTGCCTTGCCCCATAAGCTGCACCGATACCAAACGCTGCCAGCATCTCTGCCGAATCCGTTCTTAACGCCAACGTTGAAGCTTAGAACCTTGCTGTTGCGTGTGTCGCGCAATTCAGCGTCCTTGCCGCAATTCCCAGAAATTGTGATTAATTGCATTGTCGTTCCTTTCAAAGACCAAGGGCGGTCAAGTATGTGTCGAGTATGGCTTGATATTCTGCACGTTCATTTGATTCCATTGCGCGAAGGCGGATCACTGCACGAACAATCTTCGTGTCATAGCCATGCGCCTTGGCTTCATTGTAAACATCGCGGATGTCGTCCTGGATGCCTTTCTTATCTTCGTTCAAACGCTCGATACGCTCAATCAAAAAGCGCAGCTGTTCGCTATGTGGTTCACTCATATTTCTCACTCCATTTTACATTGTGTTGCGCCCCATACGCATAGATAAACTCAATCAGGTCTGACATCTGGGGCTTTGTTAGTTTTGATGTCCTAAACCCTATTGGGAAGGGCTGGTTATCCAATCCCATCTCAAATTTCACTTCGTGGCCTAGTGCCGCCATAAAGATGCACTTCCACACTTCAGGTATGTGCATTCTGCCTTCAGGTTTTGCACGGCTAATGTCTGACAGCATGGCCCACATCTTTGCATTTTGGTCATCGCTGCGTTTGGCTGCACTGATTTTTACAACTGCATCTCGCGGAGCCTTTTCAATAAGCTGGTGCGCCAATAGCTTTTGATATTCACTCCGAAGCAAGATTGTCTGTGTCACTTGTCCTGTGCCTCTTTAATCTCACGTGCCTTCGGGCTGGCTTTGCAGAATGCTTCGATCAAAGCTTCCACGTCGATGCCCTTCCAGAACGTCTGTTCACCGACTGTGTGCTGCTGGCTGTGATGTTCGCGGCACAGTGGGACTACTCGCCAATCATCTGGCTTTTGTCCCATCCCTGCACCGCTACCATTACGAACATGAGCGCATTCAATCGGCATTTGTTGGCAGTTGTCTACGCAGCAATGAAATGACCGAATGAAGTTTAGGTGACCCTGTGACCTCCACCGCGCAGTGCGCTTTGGCTTCTTGGCGATGCGATTAGGCAGCATCTTCAAGTTCCAGGCTATACTCAGCGATGTAAGTGGATTCTCCCCAGCGATTGACCACCTCAACCTTTTTGGTTTTAATCTTATGCCCATCGTTTCGCAGATCATTGATTCGTGAGGCGAGGCGATAAATGCCAAGGTCATTCAGTGCTGTCATTGGACGGATAGGCCCAACGGTCATCAGGTGATGTAAAATTCTGTCGTTCTGTGACATCATTGATCTCCTAGTTTTGATAACGCTTTTACGTCTTGGTCAACTTCTGCAAGAAATGCGGTAACCTCTGATTCCAAAATTGCCAGCATATCGTTGTCACGCTGTATCCGTGCAATGTAAAGCGATAGATGGTCTGGCATCCGTGGATCGAAGCTCACGAAGTCGCACCATTGCCTATCAGCACAGGCCATCTGCCATTGCATTTGTAGCAGATATTTGTGCGGGATTTGTTTTGTTTTGAGCGTCTCAATATGTGTGGCAGAATTAGGGCATTTAATCTCAATGCATCCATCATCGCCCACAAGCCCGTCAGGGCTGGCGTGAGAGCCAATAATGGTTGGGTGCTTATATAGCCCTACCTCAGTGACATGATGCCCTGTGACGAAGCTGTAGGCGGTTCTGGCGTCATCTTCCTTATCAACGCCCCATTGCATAGCTGCGCTGCGGATGAATCCTTCCTCTTGCTGTCCTGTAAGTCTTTCGACCACAAGCGTTGCACGAAGGTTGGCGCGTGACGCTCCCCAGCCTGATTTTGTCTTGGCTATAGCGTCCGCCAGTTGGGAAGCGCCAAGGCTCCCACAACGTGCTGCATACCATTCAGGTGACCTCTGGATAATTGCTGAATCTGTCATGCGAGTTTCTTTTCTAATGCAGCCTTAACCGCATCGAAGCGGGTTTCCTGCAATTCCTTGAGTGCGCTGATTTTGTAATGCTTGCAAAGCAAAGCCAAGTCGGTATTGGTCTGGTCTACCAAAGCTTGCAATTCTGCAAACTGGCTGTCGCTGATAAACTTAATGCGCGGCGCTGGCTCACTCTTGCCAGTGGTAGCATCAAGTGCGTCATGCTCGACAATGCAAAGCGCTGCTGTCCAGAGATAGCGGGTTGAGTAAGTCTCACACGCGCCAATGTTTTGTATCTCGTGGCAACCTTTAAGATTGGCTGAGCCCATTGGGCTGTGGATGATAATCTGTGAACCATCCTCTACATCTACGATGTGCATAGAAGCGAACTTTTCAGCAAAGCTGATAACCGCGCAAAGCCCAACATCGTTAAAGATTCGCAGGGCTGGAACAAGGAAGTCGCCAAGCTCAAAATATTTATATCCAGCGAAAGTGTTCTGGCCGGACTTCTTGAGCGGCAATTCGTGAAAAGCAATCCGTGCTTCGTTAAGTTTTTTATGAACTGGCATTGTGGTATCTCCTTTTATTTGCCAAACCCCTTGTAATCAATTTACCAAAGATTAAAAGCGTTTTTTATTATCAGGCAAAAGAAAGTTTAAAATGACCAACGTAGATCGAGCGATTGCAGAGTTTTATGGCGTTGCCAGGGCGCACAAGATCAGGGCTTATCAGATAGCAAACGAAGCTGGCCTGACCCGCGTCACCCTGTCTAATTGGAAAAGCAAACGCAACGAACCGACGCTTGGTGCATGGCTGCTGGCTAATGAAGCACTGAACCGATTGGTGCAGCAGAAACTTGACGCATGAAACGCTTCGGCAAATACCGCGCTGTCAAATCGCAATGCAGGGCTGGTCACACTCATGACAGCAAGCGGGAGGCTATCAGGTGCAACGAGCTTCATGATCTGCAGGCGGCCGGAGCTATCAGCGACCTAATCATCCACCCGCAATACTGGTTCGTAATCAACGGCAGACAGATAAAGCACGGCAATGGTCGGCGCGTTGGTTACCGATCTGACTTCGAATATATCGAAAACGGAATCCAAATTACTGAAGATGTGAAGGGAGTCGTCGTTAGGGATTGGCCTCTGCGCCGCGCTATCTTTATTGCTCTATTCCCTGACCACCAGCTTCGTGAGACCAAATAAAAAAAGGGTGACCGAAGCCACCCTAGTTAGTCACAGGTAAGGAGTACCAATCCGCGCAAGATACGATGAAACTGTGCGTCGGTCAATGCCGCTAACAATTCTCTTTTACAAATGCGTGTTTTCGATTATAGGAGAGCGAGCGGGGAGCGCCGAAAGGTAGAAAGGCACTCGACCCGCTCTAACAACGCCTATCAAGGAGGCATCGCTGTAATGAGTAATACACGCCACAGAACCATCACGCAAGATATTGCGTCATGAGTATAAAATTAATGACAGCAGTATGGGATAGGGAAGACCTATCATCCACGCAAAAGCTTGTCCTTCTATCATTAGCAGATTGGGCAAACGACGAAGGGCTGTGCTGGCCTTCCATTGATCGATTAGCAAAAAAAACCAGTATGGCTGGCAGATCGGTTCAGCGCATCATCCGTGACCTAGAATCTATGGGCTTTATCAGGCGCGATGAGGTGCTTGGCAAAGGGAATCGTTATTGGGTTTCGATACCCCTGACAGAGTGTCACCCCTGTCACAGTGTCACCCCTCCCCTGACAGAGAGTCACCTCACCCCTGACACAGTGTCACCCAATACACCAATTACACATCAATCAAACACCAAGTATATAATACAGGGGTATCCCCTTTGGTTGCCAATAGAGGCTTGGCAGGGCTGGGTGGAGATGCGGAAGCAACGCAAGCGCCCATTAACCGATAGGGCGAAAGCAAGAGCGCTCACCAAGCTGGAAGCCTTGCACTCAGCAGGACATGACATTAACGAATTGCTAGACCGTTCGACAATCAACGGCTGGCTTGATATTTACGAACCGAAAGGCGCGAAAAATGCAGGAAATAGTCAAAGCACCACAGAACCAACCAACCCAATGGTCAGAGCCGTTATTGCCAGCCAAGCTAGACGCGCTGTTGATGAGCAACGACGAACCGACGATTGGGCCTAAGTCGGCAGAGATTTTGCAGAACTTTCTGGATGCACCTCGACCACCAATGCCAGAACGCGAACAGGTGGACGTAATGATTGCCAAGCTATCACTGGCCACTGCTAACCAGAAGCGCAGCGTGGACGAAGAAGCGGAGCGATTGGAACTATATTGGATGACCCTTCGGATTTATCCGCTGATCGATTTACGCAGCGCATTTCTAAAATTGCTTCGCACTTGCAAATTTATGCCGACGCCAGCCGAAATTGATAGCGTGGTGCAGGCTGAAGGCAGCGAGAGAAGGCGCAAGAGAGTAAGGGCAAGCTATCTGCTACAGATTCACAAGCGGGATTATGTGCCACCCCAGGAATATGTCACGGCTGAAGAACTAGCGGAGCTACGGAGAAACCTGCAAATTGGC